GTACAATACAATCATTATAAGGTGAAACATATTGATTTGCATCACTACTAATGTAATTCATCCATCTTTCAAAAAATGTTCTGGTTAACATATCTCTAGTTAACGTAAACTGCATACTAATTTCACTAAATGTTGTTGAAGTTGGATAACGATACATAGACCCAACAGCTTTTTGTTCCCCTGTTGTAATTTGTCTACTGGGAACAGTAACTTCATTCGCATAATAAGTCAAGTTTCTACCCAATGAACCACTATCACCCAAATTAAATTCACCAGCAATTGCAGACCCATTCTTCATCAAGACATTTGGCAATTTACTAAATTCAACATGATAAAGACTACTATATGCAGGAGGGTTCTTCTGCATATGAGACATAAATTCTTGAATACTATTCTGTCCGTAAGTAGGCATTTATAAATTCCAGATAACTTCTTTTTTTGTTGGTCTAATTGTTTTATTCACCGTCTTATAAAATTTTTCAATGGGTAAGATCGATACTCCATCAATTTCATTGACTGGAACCTGTCTTAACGAACCTCTAATATGTGCATACAAATATTTATGCAAACATTTTGGAGGAGCCTGAGGAATAGTACCTTTTAATAATCCTGCTCTGATCTGAGGATTTACATAATGACAATTTACTCCAAAAAATCCATCACCATATCTTTCCAAAACTCTTACTAAAGGATATTTGTCCCAATATGGTAAAACAAATTGTCCTTTTGGACTATAAGTAAAAAATAAAACATCTCCTTCTTCTATATCATTTGGGGGTTTTAGATATTTTCTAACTTGTGCTCGATACCAGTCTTCGGATCTAGTAAATCCAAATCCTCTATTACTATCTTTAAGAATATCAGAAAAAATTGTCATAGTTTAAGCTCTTTTTCTGTAAGGACTATAAATCTCCAGTTTTTGTCATCACAGAACTTTCTAGCAGCTTCCCATTTTGCTTGATTTTTAATATAATCATTTGCTTCTCTAATAAACTGCTTTGTTATTCTTTTCTTCTTTACTGGTGGTCTAGTATAACGATCAGGTTTTATTTCTACAACATAATGTGTAATTTGTCCAGAACTTTGTCTGACTTTCATATAAAAATCAGGAAAATATCTATGTACTCTACCGTCCAAGGGTGATCTGTATGGGACAAAAAATTCTTCACTTGCCCATTCAATAATACTAGAGTTCATATCACAATATTTCATGAATTTCAGTTCCCAAGAAGAACGGTATATTATATCAGTAGTGTCCCCCTTATATTTTGATGGATTTCTGGGGTAAAATTTACCCTTATAGATCATAAATAGTTTCTGGGATATATTAAGTATTTAGATGGCATCAATAAGATATCCAAATAAAGTTTTTACTGGTGGAGGAGATTCTACTGGTGCTGATTTTGCTACGGGTTCTGTAGATTATGTTAAATTTGAAGCAATAAAACCTTATCAAGATCCAAATAGTAACACACAGACATCTACATCTGCAGGAGTTGTTTATTTGTATATGCCATCACAACTTCAAGTCAATTATGCGGCATCATACAATAGTGTTGCAATTGGTGCTGCTGGTGTAGCAGCTGCTCAGGCTTTAAAATCAAGCAGTAGTTTAGATTTAGCGTCAGCAATTCAAGGTTATGCTCAATCAGCTGGTCCTGAATTTGCATTTAGCACTGTTGCTACAGGGTTAGCAGGCATTAAAGATTTGACAGGAACTGGTGGAGCAAATTTAACTGCAAGTCAACTATCTGCTCTTTCACAAGGAAAAATATTTAATCCTTACATGGAACAGATATTTGAAGCACCTGGATTTAGAGATCATAATTTCTCATTTAAAATGATTGCTAGAGATAAAAAAGAAGCAACTGATATTAAAAAAATTATTGATTTCTTTAAAACAAATATGCTACCAGCATTGTCTGGGTACACAGATAGTGAAGCAAAATCTGCAGGACAAACGCAAGACGAAGCAAAAGCGGGTCAAGCAGCAAAGGATGCTAAAGGAAATGCTAAACCTGCAGCTGCAGCATCAAATACAGCATTATTTGAGAATTTTTTAAAAACACCAGGAGTAGCAAATAATAGATGGTTATCAGTACCAAATAAATTTGATATCTCATTTCAAAGATTTCCAGGATTTGTAAGTGGTGCTATTTCCTCTAATGATAATCAAGTAAATGGTCTTTATAAATTTAAAAGATGTGTCTTAAAATCTTGCCAAGTAAATTATACTCCTGATGGACAATATACTGCTTTTGCATCTTCAACAGGCATTAGCGATTTAATTGTTCCAGCAGTACAAATAGATTTATCATTCTCAGAAACAGAAATTATTACTTCTATAGACGCAGCGGCAGGTTACTAATATGGCAGGTTATTTTTCTTACGTTCCAGATATTTACGTTACAAGACTTGAAAATGACAATACTTCAAAGTCATCAATTCTTGTAAAAAACTTATTTCGCAAATCAAAAACAAGAACCGACTTAGCAAAATATTATACACTGTTCAATCCATATTATGTGCCAGATGGCGAAATGCCTTGGCAAACAGCTACTAAAATATATGGTGATCCTAATCTTGAATGGATTATACTATTACTTAATAATGTACAAAATGTGTACAATGATTGGCCAAAATCAAATGATGAATTGGTGAATTATATCAATCAAAAGTATGCATATCTTCAAGTGACCACTCCAGGAGATGAAATTCATCACTATGAAACTCAAGAAATTTATGAAAATGATAAATTAGTCTTAGAAGGTGGATTGGAAGTAAATGAAGATTACCAGTTTAGAACTCCTTTAGGTGTATTGCTAGTTGGATCAGATGTAGTATCAGCAATCACAAATTATGAATATGAAGTTCAAAAGAATGAAAAGAAACGTTTAATTTATATTCTAAATGGATCTAATATTGATGCATTTATTGATGAATTTGAGAAAGTTATATCATATAAAGATAGTGATGAATTGGATGTGGAAGGAAATAAATATACGCCAGTTTCTTCGGTCGAAGAATATTTAAATTGAGGGGCAATTGCCCCTTTTTTAATGTTACTAAAATTGTAACAAAACTTAACATTGTTTTCAGACAAAAAAATTGGGGCGCTTTTGAAGTGCCCCAAAGGTTTTCAATATGCGATTTTGATTTCAGTCTTCCTCAGCAAGACGAGCAAAGTAACTAAGAGTGCTTTCATCATCATCCTCATTAAAAGAAGGCTTCGTAACTTTTGCTTGTTGAGAAACTTTAAAGTTACTAATTTCATCCTTCCAAGATCCTTCTGGACCACGATCTTCCTCATCTTCAACGTCTTCATTGAAGGCAGGACGTGCACTGGAGCGAGATTGAGTTTTATTACCAAGAACAAGTTGAAGACGGTTCTCAAGTTCCTCATAGGTCTTGAAGTTCTTCTCATCAGTAAACTCAGTCAGAGAATACTGTTTCTTCCACACTGCTTCAAGTTCATCATCATCAAAGTTGGCAAGAGTACCAGGACGAGAGAACTCAGACTTATCATAGTTCCAATAACCATCTACCTTACGGATCTTCAATTTGAAGTTAGCACCTTCCCAGAGATCAAAAGGATTAATAGGAGTTTCATCTTTGAATTCTGGTTGCATAGAAGCCATGATTTTATCAAAGATTTTCTTGCCAAACTTATAGAGGAAGACTCGTCCTTCATTTTCTGGATGTGCAGGATCTTCCACAACATAGATGTTAGCATAGTAGCTCAGTTTACGCTTCTGTTTACGAGCAATTTCTTTATCAGCATCACTACCACTGTTCCACAACTCTCGATTCATTTCACCGACAGGATCTTTCCTGTTAAGAGTAGTCAAACTATTTTCAATATACCATCCACCAGGACCTTGAAAAGCATGTGACCACACTTTTGCCCAAGGCAAATCCTCACCCTCAGGAGCAGGGAGGAAACGAATAACTGCATAACCATTACCCGACTTATCCATTTCGGGCTTCCAGAAACGCTCATCGGCACCGCTACTAGTTTCTGGATTAGAGATCTTTTCGATCTCACGAGTAAGTTTATCAAAAACAGACCCAGATTGCTTTTTCAAAGAAGCAAAAGACATAATTGTATTCTCCGTATTAGTTGTATTTGTTGGATTGTCCGTGTGCCATACCAACAAAGGTATGGTAGCACTATTTAGGTGGGTTGTCAAGCATCTCATCCATCCTCTTTGCTAGATGGTCCAGACCATCTTTAATAGAACTAAATCCATAAATTCCTATTAAAGTATCCACTCTTTCTTTAAAATCTGAAAGTTCAGGATAATCTGGTGCTGACAGAGATATCCTTGCGTAAAATAATTGCTGCTTTTCAATTAACTCTTTGACTTTAAGCATGTATTCTCTTCTTTCCAAAGGAGATAATTCAGGCAGTTTATTTGATTTTTTGAGACAGTCTTCATAAAGTTCCTGCATCTCAATCATTTCTTTTCTAACAATACCCGATTTAAAAAATTCGTTCATTTACCTTTTCCAAAACTATTTTTTTGTATTTTTTTATATCAAGTTTCAAAAAGGGACTATAC